TTAAAAAACCCAATGATTACTGATAGTGTAATCGCTGAGTTAAATGAGGTGATTAACTTACCGATTGACCCTGATGGTAGAGATGTTAAAAATGTCTATCAGATGATGAAAGAAGATGGTATGGATAGAGAGATAACAAATTACAGTATTGAATATTTTATGCCTTTCAAAAGATTAATACAAAGAGAAAAAAATAACCAAATAATAAATTAATAAATTATGAAAAAGAACACAACATTTTCAAATCAAAAATTTGAATTTTTATTAAAAATAAATAACAACATTATCTGTCAAAGATATTTTAGTATTGATAATTACAACTACAAAGCTTTAAAGTCGAGTGAACTTAAAGATTTGATGGATAGATTATGTGGTATGAATAACGGTAACTTTGGGAGCTGTGGTATTATACCTAAATATCTTAAAGATAAATCAGTTGATTATTTATGGGATAGATATGACCCATATAGTGAAATTAGATGTGAAGATGAATCAATTGAAAGAAATGTTTTCAAGAATGAAGATATTTTTACATTCGAAATTAAAGTTGATAAAAATGTTGTCGGAAAATCAATATTTTCTGGTAACTATTTTCCAACAATGGTTAGATACCAAGTTAACATTAAACCTATAATTTCAAATATTATAGAAGAAATATCAGAATCTTTTTCAAGAAGAGATTATGAATTAATCACAATATAATTAAATATAGATTATTATATGAGTAAAATTAACAAAGACAACCTAGGATATTTAGGTATTGATTTTCAATATCGGTTAGTACTACAAATTCTAACTGATAGGAGATTTGGGCAATCAATTTTAGATATGGTAAGTCCAAATTATTTTGAGGATTCATACGTTAGGATTATTGTTGGTGTGATAAAAGATGCTTATGAAAAGCATGAATCAATACCAGATGTTGGTAGTTTGAAGAGTAGATTATTAGAGAACCTTAATGATGATATTGAAAGAAATCAAGTATTCAGTCATTTAAGAAGAATCGAAGAGGCTGAATTAAATGATACATTTTACATACAAGAAACATCTATTAAATTTTGTAAGAGGCAAGAATTGAAAAAAGCCTTAAAACAAATGGATGAAATAATTAATAAGGGAACTATTGATGATTATGATAAATGTGAAGATATCATTAGGAAAGCCTTAGAATATGGTGAAGATACTGATGGTATCATTGATGTTGGTGATAATATTGAAGATGTTCTATCTGAAGATTATAGAAATCCAATACCTACTGGTATAGATGGTTTAGATGAAATAATGGATGGTGGGTTAGCTAAGGGTGAATTAGCAATAATATTAGCAGCGTTAGGTGTCGGTAAAACAACCATGATAACTAAGTTGGCTAACCACGCAAAATCAATGGGTTATAATGTTATGCAAATCTTTTTTGAAGATACAACTAAAATTATACAAAGAAAACATATATCTTGTTACACTAAGATACCATTGAATGATTTAACTGCTAGAAGAATAGAAGCAATGCGAACATTTGATAGATTTAAATCTAGTTCTGGTAAATTAAAGTTGGTTAGAATGAGAAGTGATGGAACAACAATACCAAAGATTAAACAAATCATCAGAAAAAACATAGCACAAGGATTTAGACCAGATTTAATCTTAATAGACTACATTGATTGTGTTTCACCATCTAAAAATTTTGCAGATATAAATGAGGCACAAGGTTCTGTAATGAGAGAGTTTGAATCTATGTTGTCTGAATTAGATATCGCTGGTTGGACCGCAACGCAAGGTAATCGTTCATCAATAAAAGCTGATGTGGTTGAAGGTGACCAAATAGCTGGTTCAATTAAGAAAGCACAAATCGTTCACTTTATGGTGTCAATTGCCAAAACACTTGAACAAAAAGAAAATGGTAAAGCTAATATGGCTATACTTAAATCTAGATTTGGTAAATCTGGTGTGTTGTTTGAAGATATCATATTTGATAATTCAACAATACAGATTGACATGAGTCGAAATTCACAAGGTAAATCATTTTATGACCATGGTGAAGTAAAAGAAGGTAGAAGTCAAGACCGAGTTAACAACCTATTAGAAGTTGCAGAATTAAGAAATCAAGAAAAAAATAATCAAAACATTTTACCAATAAATTAATATGGAAGCAATTTTAAAAGAAAACAAAAATAGGTTCGTCCTATTCCCAATTGAACACCAAGACATTTGGAATCATTATTTAGACCAAAAAGCAGCTATGTGGACCGCTGAAGAAATTGATTTATCAAAAGACATTTCCCATTGGGAAACTAAACTAACCGAAAACGAAAGGTATTTTATTAAAAATATATTAGCATTTTTTGCTGCATCTGACGGTATAGTAAATGAGAATTTAGCAATAAATTTTTTAAATGAAGTTCAGTACACCGAGGCTAAATTCTTCTATGGATTTCAAATCATGATGGAAAATATACATAGTCAAATGTATTCTTTACTTATCGATACATATATCAAAGATACTAAAGAAAGACAAGAATGTTTTAACGCTATTGAATATATGCCGCCAGTAAAAAAGAAAGCTGAATGGGCATTAAGATGGATTGATTCAGATTCTTTTGTAGAACGTTTGATTGCATTTGTTGCTGTTGAGGGTATATTTTTCTCTGGTTCATTTTGTAGTATTTTTTATCTAAAATCTAGAGGTTTAATGCCTGGGTTATGTGATTCAAATGCTTTTATATCTAGAGATGAAGCTATGCATGCTGATTTCGCAATACATTTATTAAACAATCACATATCTGAGAAACCTTCAAAAGAAAGAATTAGTGAAATATTCTTATCAGCTTTAGAAATTGAAAAAGAATTTATCACAGAATCATTACCAGTATCACTTATTGGTATGAATGCTGATTTAATGAAACAATATTTAGAATTCGTTGTAGATGGATTATTGTCTCAATTGGGTTGTGAAAAAGAATTTAACACAAAGAATCCATTTGAGTTCATGAATCAAATTGCTTTAAAAACAAAACAGAACTTCTTTGAAGGCCGCTCAACAGAATATAAATCGGCTGATTTAAGTGGGCCAATCTCATTTGATGATGAAATTTAAAAATAAGATAAAAGATGCAAGTAATAAAAAGAAACGGAAATAAGATTGACTTCAATCCAAATAAAATATTAACTAGAATTAAAAAACAATCAGAAGGGTTAAAAGTTAACGCTGATGATGTTTTCATTAAAGTAACGCAAGGTATTGCTGACGATATGACCACAAACGAATTAGATGATTTAATTTCGGTTGTAGCTGAATCATTAGCAATGAACCACCCAGACTATTCAAAGTTAGCTGCAAATATTTCAATAACAAAGCTTCATAAAGAAACTGAAGATTCCTTTATGAAAGGAGCTAAGAAAATGTACAACGCTGGGTTATTGAATGATGTTTACTATAACAAAATTAAAGAAAATATAGAATTAATCGAATCAACTATTGATTACAAGAGAGATTTTCACTTTGATTATTTTGGTTGGTGTTCACTTAAAGATATTTATCTTTTGAAATCATCAGAAGGTTTAATACTAGAAAGACCACAACAAATGTATGTTAGAGTTGCTCTTATGACAACCAACACACCAGAAGACTTTATTGAAAAATACAACGATTTAAGTTACCAACAAGAAAGTCCAGCCACACCATTAAAAATGAATATTGGAACAACTATAGGTCAAATTGCATCATGTAATTTATCAATAGTTCCAGATGATTCAACAGAAGGATTATTAAATATATTGGGTAGAATCGCTATCTCATCTTCAAAAGCTGAGGGTATTGGTTTGGCTGTTTCAAACATTCGTTCAAAAGAAAGTAACGTTGGTAACTCTAATGGTAAAGCTGGTGGTATTTTAAAGTATCTTAAAGTTGTTAATGAAACACTTAGATTCTGGAACCAAAGAGGTAAGAGACCTGGTTCATGTGCGGTTTACATTGAGCCATGGCATAAAGATATCTTTGATGTATTAGACATTAGAAAGAAAGTTGGTGCAGAAGAATTAAGAGCTCGTGATTTATTTTCAGCTCTATGGATTCCAGATAACTTTATGCAAGCCGTAGAATCAAATGGTGATTGGTATCTATTTTGTCCTCACGACATCGTAAAAGCTGGTTTAAAGCCTTTTTATGAGATTTATGGTAAAGAATACGAAGAAGAGTATAA